CCCATGACGTAGTACTGATCTGCGCTTAGGTTTGCAGCGAATGGATCGATATAAACCTTGAAGCGACCGTTTAGAGTACCTGCAAAGGTGTTTCCAGTGTCATCAACATTTAGGTTTGCTGATAGTGCTGGGGTGTAGTCTAGTTGACCAGCAGCAGCGAGTGCAGAAGCAACGTCAGCAGAGCAAAGGATGATATTGCCCTTTCCTCTACGAGTTCTCTGAGCGATAGCATTAGCATCACGCTCTAGCTGGAACATTAGACCCTTGAACTTCTCAACCATCCAACGACCGTTTGAGTCAACATCTAGGTCAAATACACCAGCGGTTGCAACGTTGGTTTGAGCACCTGGTTCTGCAACCTTATAGATGGTGCGGATGATCTCGCGGTTGATCTCAGCAAGAATTTCGGTGCTGAGGATGTTTGCAAGTTCAGCTTCAGCATCAAGACCATGGATTGCCTTAAGGTCTTGTGCTAGTTCTAGCGAGTACTCAGCTTTGAGTGCTCTTGACTTTGCTGTAACGCTAACTTTCTCGATCGAGAAAGCCATCTCACGGAAATCGTTTGATGATGAGTTATCGCCAAGTGCTTCTAGTGCTTGAGTGCTGAAACCTTGTGCTGTGTTATAGTCACGACCAGCGCCACCATTTAGGATCGATGGATTGGTTCCTGTCTGAGCAGTTGTACCAAAACCAACGCTGATACCATCGTCGGAACCACCAGTGTAATCGCCTTGAGTTAGCGAAGCAGCACTGTTCTGAGCCGAGAATGCAGAATCTGGTTCGTTGAAGAATGCTTCAGTACCACTCTGGTTGTCATAACGGGTTCTCATCGCAAAGATAAGACCTGTTGGACCATTCATTGGCTGAACACCTGCTAGGTCATAAGCGACCAAGTTAGGCATTGCACGACGAATTAGGCTGATTAGAACTGGATCAAAACCTGCAACTGGAGCAGCAGCAGAACCAGAGAAACCTGGGTTGCCAGTTGAGGAAGGATCAGTATTAATTGTTGGGGGTGCTTCAGTTAGGAAAGCACGCTCTTCTCTTAAAAATCTTTCTTGGTTTTCGAGAAGTTGAGCAGTTACTGCTCTTCTGTGGCTGTCTTTGATTGAATCAAGACCTTCTGCCTCTAGAAGAGGAGCCCACTTTCTCTGCAATGCAGAAGAATTGAACATTTGAATTACTCCGTCTTGGAAAAGTGTTTAGTGTTTACAAAAAAATCAATCAGTTGAACTTAGTCAACGCATTAAGATATGCAGCCATTGCTGGAGAAACATCCTCAGCAATTGCATCCTCTGAGATGACTTCTTGTGAATTGGTTACAGGCTTTGAAGCAAAATATGCTTCACGTAGCGTAGCAAGTTTTTCACGGTATTGTTCATCACTTTCAAACTCAACACCTTCAGCAAGACTTGCTAATTTTTCCTTTTGGGAAAGTGCAAGACCCTCACTTACTTCATCTAGGATATTGTCCGAAACAGATTCCGATAAACGCTTAGTTAAAGCAATATTGGTATCAATCTGTTCGTTGAGTTTTGTCTCCATTTCATCAAGTTTCTCGACCATAGCCTCAAGAACATTATATTTCTCTTCAGGGATTTCTACATAATGCTCTTCAAAAAGGTTCTTGAGACCTGTCATGAAGGACTCTGAGAGTTCACCTCTTAGTCCATTTTCAACCTGTAGTTGGTTTTCGTTGATCCACTCATTAGCAACATACTCTAGATATGAATCAACGCGCTCTGTTAATTCGCCCTTGATTGCTTCTACTTGCTCAACAAGAGCTGAAGCATAACGATTCTCAAGTGTTTCTTTTAAAGAAGCAATTTTAGAACGAATCGCTGCTTCGAAAATTGTTTTTGCCTTTTCTTCAAATTCTTCGGAAAGTTCTTCACCTTCTAGAAGTGCTTTTACATCTTCTTCTAGATCTAAATCTTCCTCTTCCTCTTCTTCAACTTGATCTTCAACTTGATCCTCTAGTTCTTCAGTTTCGGCAAGAACTTCTTCTTCCTGTTCAACTTCTTCGTTAGCACCACGACCATATCCAGTTGCTTTTAGTGCAGCAGGACCAGGTAGTTGTACTTTACCAGAAGCACCTCTAAACTGAACGTCACCAGACTGAGCAAAAGATGCAGAAGGAGTCTTCATCTTATTACTATCATCAGTTGGTTTTGAATTCTGAGGAGTTGGACCGCCAAGATTCTCAACAGAACCAGCGTCAGGTACATAATTAGGTGCCTTCGGCATTGCTTCTGCAGGCTTAGCACCACGAGTTACCTGATTATCCATTTCATGTAGTTCGTTATTAACGGTCATTTTTTCTTTCCGAGAATACCTAGAATTTCTGTTATTATTTATAAATTATAGATTTGATAAGAACTTTCCAAATAGACGAAATTTATTTGCCTCTAAAATGTCCCTATCCACCAAAGTATTTATTGTCTTCTTAATCTGCTCACATTGAACTTCACGAAGAACGCCACCATCCCAAACCCATTCTTTTCCTTCCATGATACCATCAACAAAAGCATCTGGTGCTGAAGGATCTGCTACAATATCAGCAGCAGTTGCCAACATAAAATCTTCCCCAACATAATTAACACCATCTTTTTGATAGATGGATCCCATTCCTCTAGAAGATACACCAAGCTTTACACCCTCACCAATAAGTGAAGATGCAATTTTACCCATTGGCGTACTTAAAATCTGTGCTTTACCAATAAAATTATTTCCTTCTTGTGTCAATGAAACAATTTTATGAGATACACGATCAAGATTAATTTGTGGACCATCAGGATGTCCTAATTCCCCAAGAGCACGACCTCTATCAATAAAGGTTTCAGTATAACGCTTTACTTCATTAACCATTGTGTCAAGTTTGTAGCAACGCTTATTGCGATTAACTACTTCAGCTTGGAGAAATGGTCCTTGAATATAAAGTATTTTTTTACCACCTTTTTCTTCGGTGATAATATCTACTGCTTCGATCTCTTCGGAAATTAACTTCATGCTATTTGTACCTCGTGAATGAACATATCACAACCAGATGCTGATTCTGGTGCAACTACAAAAATTACAGATTTTGCTGCAGTTGCAACTCCAACAAAAGCATGATGTCCAGAACTAGTATTTGCATTCACTGTAATTGACATTCTATAATTATTCCATTGCTGCGGACTAGAAATAGAAGTAATTTGTTTATGTCTAAGAGTTGCTTCATAAGTTGATCCAGCACCAACAACTTGAATATAATCACCAACTCTCAATTTAGTATCTGGGTGATTTAGTATTAGAACGGTAGAAGATCCTGTGGTAATACCGCTAATGACTGATTGTGCTGGATGCCCATAGCGATATAAAATGCTACTTTGCTGATTTACAAAAATAGATCCAATTCCAGCATCGGTAGTCGTATTACAGATACCAATACTTCCACCACCTTTTGAGGTTGATGCTACCGCTAAAACAACACCAGTTCTAATAATGAAAGGATTACTAGTTACAGAATTTGCATTAGTACTAGATAATTTTCCAATATTTTGATATAAATTTAATGGTTGTGATGCGCTCATTCTTCCTCTTCGGTTTCGATTTCATCTTCAACTTCATTTCCATCTTCTGCTCCAAATAAACCAGCAGATACTTCTGGTTTTAAAGCATCAACCTTTTCGCTTGCCTTGGTAAACAAAAGACTTTTGATATAATCGGAAACTTCTGATGAAGGTGCATCAGAAACAACCATATCAATTAATTCTGCAGAATCCATAATTTGTAAAAATGCCTGTATTTATTTATATCTTAGCTTTTTTGATATTTATTGATGGTGCTTCAGTTGATCCACCATCTTTCTTTTTATCTAAATCTGGTTCCATTTGTCTCATACCGAGGTCATTCTGCATCTGTCCTTGCATAATTGCATTTTGAGTTTCTAGTGGAACACCAATGCCCATTTCATTTTCATTTTGCATTTCTTCTTCCATTTCAATAATTTCTTCATCTGTCTGACGAAGAACTTTACGCTTTACATAATCTCTTGAATAGTAAGTACCAATATAAGGTTCGATGGCAACCATAAGATTTAGACGCTCATTCATTAGTTCAGTATCTTTTAATTCTGCAAAATGATTATCATAAATATAATCAAATTGAATATGCTCTGCCATTTGCTCCCAATCTTCTGGGGTAACAATATTTTTAAGAATTAATTGTGTCTTTAAAAGATCTAGAAATAATCCAGAAAATCTTTTTCTAAGGCGTCCTACAAATTTACTGAACATTAGTTCGTCACGCAGAATTTCTGATGAGCGACCTAAATTAAATCCACTATCAGATCCAATTCTACTATCAGGAACATTTAAAGATCTATAAAGTTTCTTTTGGAAATATTCTACATCAGTTAGTTCACCGAGGTTTTGTCCACCAGGAAGTGTAGAAATTTCTGTTCCACGACCACCTTCGCGTCTTGGTAACCAGAAATCTTCCAACATAGACATGAATTTTTTATCATCTTTAATCTCACCAGTTGATGCATCATATACCAACTTGTTACGATAGCGAGACATAACATCACGAAGATATTGTTCCGCTTTTACTTTTGGAAGATTACCAACATCGATATAAAAAATTCTACGTTCTGGTGCTCGTGACAGTCTGTAAATAACAAGACTATCTTCAATCATACGAAGTTGATTGAGTGCTTTAATTGCTTTATGTAGATATGAAAGATTAAGATGTTTGTTTCTATCTACAAGACCAGAAGTAACATGGCAGATTGCATCCTTTGCAATCCTTATGCCTTTTCCTGATACTGACCCGTACTTTTGTGCTACACCTTCAGGATAGTATGTGTAGAATTCAACCACATCAGCATCTTTAGTTGAAGTAACGTCTTCATTGTATGGTCTTGCTGGCAACGCTTTTTTATCATTTGGACGAACTCTCATGAGTTTCATCTTTAAAGCGTCAATATATCTTACTTCTTTAATGCCCTCGTCTGGTTTCTGCAAATCAATTACTTTATGATAATAAAGTCTTCCATCAACATACCAATTTCTAAAGATCTCATGAGATTTTTTATCAAATTCCAATAAATCTTTTACATATTTAAATTCATTTCTAATTACTTTCTTTAATGAAGAACTTACCTGAAGATTATCAAGATCAATTTCTACAGGGCTATCATTAAGATCTGAAACAATAGCTTCATTTACAACGTGCTCAATAGCAGTATCACATTCTGGATGTAATGCCATGTCACGATATTTTTTGATAATATCAAATTCTGTTCTAAAAACGCCTTCAATATCTACGTATTGTCCGTAAAATCCTGAAGAAAGATAATAGTCAGCCCCGTCCTCGTCATTTGGAGGAACTGGACTGACTATGCCTTTAGACTTTTTTTCTTCATCATCAATCGAAAAACCAAAAAGTTTCGCCATTATTATAAAAAACCCTTTGGTCTATTTATCAGACTACGGAATCGGTGTTTGAACCCGTATAAGCTTCCCACCACTGAACTTGTAGTGTTACCTGAAACTCTTCAATAACGTCTGCACTATCATATGAAAGTTCGATAGCACCAACTGAACTTGGCCAACAACCGTACATCTTATATGCACGCTTCACTGGAAGTGGAGCTGCATTTTGACTTCCTGATCCAGGAACGGTTTCTGCACGTCCAAGTTGAGTTACGACCCAATCCGAGAAATAATCTGCTGGATTGATTGTACCAGAACCATCTGAAACTTTGATGATATAGTTTGACCACTTTTCAAATGCTTCTCTTAGTTTGAAGTCACCATCATTGATAACTGTAATTGTCCATGGATCAAATCTTCTATCACCAGCAACTTTGAGTTGTCTGCCACGGAAAGGAACGATTACTTCAGCAATATTTGATGCTGGAAGTTGAGCACCTTTGATAAGCATTCTGTAAGAAGTGTCACCAATTTCATCAAAAATTCCAACTCCAGTTGGAAAATTCATTTCTACTTCAAAAAGATTTGGTCTAGCACCACCTTGAACAAGTCTTGACTTAAATTGGTCAATTGTTCTTTCATTATTAGGAGTATTGAAGATGTTTGTGTTTTGTAATGGCATTGATTTTTCCTCCTATTATCAAACGGTGCCGACGATTTCGGAGAACGAAACTCCCGTTCTCGTGGCTACAAACGTTAGACCGATGAAGTTGATCGATCTTGCTGGTTTTACATAGATGTCAGCAATAAATTCATTACGATCAATAACATCTGGAGTGTTATTTGTGTCATCACAAACAACTAAAAATTCAGTTACACCTCGTTTTGCTTGAACATCACGTAAATATGGTTCAACAATATTTACAAAGTTTGATCTAGTTCCAGCATCGTTAAGTTCAAATAGTTGTGCTTTGGCAGCATTTTCAATTGCCTTTTCAATAGTGATGAAAAGGCGTCTTACGTTGATGCGATCAAATGCACTTTCAAACGCTAGTCCAGTCTTATCTCCAAAGAGAATAATACCAGAACCAGGTGATGCGATGATAGGATTAATTCTATTAGAATATAATCTATCCCTTGCATCTTGACCTGGGTTAAAGGCAAGTTTAACCGCAAAGTTTAATGAACCTCTGCTTGTTCCTGCAGGTGAGAACCATGGGAACTGATCTCTATCGGTTCTAACACACAAACCTGCTACATCATTTGAACAAGGAACGTATGCAAATCGCTTATTAAAGCGGTCATATACGTATTGATAACCACTATCAAATACAACATAAGATGATGAAGAAAGTGGTGCAAAGAATGATAGAACGTTTGTTAATTGTGTACTTGCGTTTGTAATGTTTACAACACTATCTCTATTTGGTGAGATAAATGTAACACAATCCTTGCGACCTTCACAGATAGAAATTAGTTTATTTGCCTTTGCCTGTTCTTCTTCTTTTGACTTATAAGCACCACCTTGTAGTAGGAACCTAATATCACTGTTTACAGGATCAGCAAGTTTATCATAAGCAGTCAAAAGATCTCCAAGTGGAGCATCATAATATCCAACTCCTCTATAATCCTTACCGCCAGTTAATCTATAAGCGGCATTTCCTAATGATGAGAATGTAATATCCTTTGCATCTTGTCCCCATGCACTTGCTGCTGCAGTAATTGGAACAACACCACTACTAAACCCTACAGGACGTGATCTGGTTCCCCAGTAAGCATCAGTTGAATTTACTGGTGATAGACCAGCGTATACATATTCTGAATTTGCTGCAAGATAATCTTTATAATAAACTGATTTTTGAGGAGAAACCTCAGCATCCTTTGCCTTTGAAAGATTGCCAAACTTCTCTAAAATTGCTCCTACAGTTCCTGTTACAGATCCTGCGGCATCAATTACTACAACGTTTAATCCATCATTACGTCCATTTCTTTGGGATACATATGAATTTGTTCCTGGTTTTGCAAGAACAGATCTCCAAGAAATAGTAACTGAGTCTGTTCCGCCGTCAACAACACTTGTTAAAATATTTTGCTGATCGTACCAGTCAGTTAGTGACTTACCACCAGTCATAATACCAACATCACCGATAACTGCCGATGAGAAACCGATGTTTGCAGTGGTAAACTGATATAGTGAACCTGCTTGATAATCTACTGCGGTTTCTGTACCAAAACCAGATACATAACTTACAACTTTTACATCAACAAAACTTGCACCAATAGCAGTAACAACGCCTTTTAGATATCCGCTTGCTGCTGCAGTTGTTCCAATACCAATAGAAACACCACTTAATGCTTGAGTTACTGCATAACCAACTTGAATACCGTGGGAAGCAGTTGTAACACCAGAAGTTACAACTACAGTAGTTGAAATTCCAGAAATTCTTTGGTCTGCAGAAGCATCAATTACACAAACTTTTAAATTTTCTGCCCAGTTTCCTGGATTTTTTGCTGCCCAGTAAAAAGAACTATCTGATGTATGATTATTATTATAATCATCAAAGTTGTCAACACGTAAAGTAGTTGTTGATGCAATACCAACACCAGCATTCGCGTTGTTTAGTTCTCCACCACCTGCTCTAACTACGTCTAACTGACCACCATATGATAAGAAATTTGATGCTGCATACCAACTTTCATAATGGTAGTCGGTTAAACCTGCACCAGGACCACCAAATACTTCTACTAATTCTTTTTCGTTTGTAACTCTTACAATCTCATTTACAGGACCCTTTTTGAAAGGTGCTGCAATACCTGCAGCGACGTTTAGTGTTGCATTTACGCCGCCACGGGTTAGATCTACCTCTCGTACACGAATACCTGGTGATGCTAACTGAAGTGCCATTCTGAACTCCCTGCAGTAACCCTAATTTTAGACTAAAATTATTTATAAATTCCTGAAATCAGTGGTATTCCCACATATAAGATCTGTCTCCATACTCATCAACTTTCCATACATCTCCATTACTATCTATTTCCTCACCAAAACCATCTAATCCATCACTAACAAATCCAAATGGTGCCATATCTTGTTCAATTTGATTTCTTTGCTCTTCATAAATTCTTTTACGAACATCTTGATCAGTCATCTCTTTGAAGTAATCTTGAGCAACTAACCAAGAGAAAATAACAAGACACATTGCTAAGTCATCATTACATCCTTCTTCTGCTTCAAATGACTGTTTTCTTTGAATAAATGTTGTTAACTCACTAATTGTGTCGTAATCTGTTATGATAAGTTTATCATCCTCAATCAATGTCTTTAAGTTTGAGCATCCTACTTTTTTTGTAGTAGAACTCATCTTCACACCAAGTTGAGTTTTCTTTCCAGAAAAACCAGTTCCAACAATTTGTCCTGCACGTCCTCGCATTGAGCACATAAGCATATTCTCATACTCAAGATCGAAGTTTAAAATTGAAGCAACTTGATCTCCAATGTCATTAACTTCACAAAGAATATAAGCATTATTATATGCTCTTCCTACTTCTTCAATGACTGATGGAAATAGCATTGGTTTGATTTCATTATTCCTGTATTTTGCTACAACTTTATACGGGAATGTGGTGATATCAAATACCACAAAAGCGGAATAATCTTTTGAGACGCCACGAGCAACGTCAACTGTTATAATATAATCTCGCAGTTCATCTGGTTCATTATAAACACATAGACTTCCATTATTTTTTACAGGATCATCATAAACCATCGCTTTGAGTTTAGATGGTGCAATCAAAGTATCAACAGATCCTAGGAATTCGCATTC